AGTTGCTACTAAACGTTGGTCGGTAGAAACTGATCCGAAGTGGGCGTTAGGGAGCACCAGTACAGTGATGTATGAGTAAACCAGTCATTGCATTATTTTTACATCAACCTAAATGCTCGGTTCAATGTGGAAATGGTATGATGAAGGCGCTAGGTGATAACTATAGATTTAAAATATTTGCCAAGCAAGAGATAGAGGATGACTTTTTCGATGACGTTGACATAGTCGCATTCCCAGGCGGTGTTGGAGATTCTGATAGCTGGGATTACTTGCTTAAAGGTAATTTAAACCTCATTCGTAAATACATTAAGGGTGGTGGTAGGTATCTTGGTATTTGTATGGGTGCGTACTGGGCAGGTAAAGAATACTTTAATATTTTAGACCACGTAAAGGTAGAACAATACATTAAAAGACCAAACACAGATACCAGAAGACCTCATGCCAAAGCTATGAAGGTTAACTGGATGGGTAAAGAGGAGAGAATGTTCTTCTTCGATGGATGTGCGTTTGAAGGAGACAATTATGATACTATTGCTACCTATCCCAACGGCGATGCAATGGCTATCATGCAAGGAAGAATTGGATTGATCGGATGTCATCCAGAGAGTGAACCGGGATGGTATACATATCACTCATGGATGAAGAGCCATTATCATAATGGTGAACATCATAAACTACTGTTAGATTTTGTAGACAAATTAATAAAAAAATAAAGGACAAAATGAAAAGAATAATTACAATCCTTATAGCAGCATGCATGGTATTACCTGCATTAGCGCAGAAACAAAAAATAGGAGTTACTTACGACGCTAACATTACAAGAGTCATAGATGGTGATACAGTAGCATTTGAGGCCAACTGGTTACCAGAGCCTCTAAAGAAAGAACTATCTATTAGAGTATTTGGTGTTGATACCCCTGAAAAAGGATTTAGAGCTAAGTGTGCAAGTGAGGATGCTAGAGGTCAAGCAGCATCTGCATTTACCAAACAGATGATCAACCAATCACAGAAAAGACAAGTCGTTTTAATGGACTGGGACAAGTACGGGGGTAGAGTACTTGGTGATGTGTTGCTTAATGGGCAGAGTTTGCGTATAATGTTAATTCAAAATGGATACGCTCGAGAATATTATGGTGATGCAAAAACAAGCTGGTGTGAATAATGATTACTAAAAAGAAAACAAACTTAACTGACGAACGAACTTACTTTAAGCCCTTTAACTACCCTTGGGCTTATGATGCATGGTTGAAGCATGAGCAGAGTCATTGGCTTCACACCGAGGTACCAATGCTTGAAGACGTTCAGGATTGGAAGAAGAAACTAACTAAGGAAGAGAAGCAATTCCTTACCCATATCTTTAGATTCTTTACCCAGGGTGATATCGACGTAGCCGGTGGTTATGTTAATAATTACTTACCCCACTTCCCTCAACCAGAAGTCAGGATGATGCTTGCCGGGTTTGCTGCACGTGAAGCATTACATATTGCTGCATACAGTCACTTGATTGAGACCCTAGGTCTACCGGAGTCAATGTACAATCAGTTTTTGGAATACCAGGAGATGAAAGACAAGCATGACTATGTGCTTGAGATCTCAAGTAAGAACGGTACATTAGAATCTACCGCTACCCACATTGCTGTATTCTCTGCATTCACCGAAGGCATGCAACTGTTCAGTTCATTTATTATGTTACTGAACTTCCCACGCCACGGCAAAATGAAAGGTATGGGTCAGATTGTTACTTGGTCTATCGTGGACGAGACAATGCATGCAGAATCAATGATCAAACTATTCAGAACATACATAGAAGAAAATAAAGAAATCTGGAACGATGAACTCAAAGGTAAAATTTACACCATCGCCGAAAAAATGGTGGAGTTGGAAGAGAAGTTCATTGATCTGGCTTTTGCTATGGGTCCTATGGATGACCTGGATGCTAATGACGTTAAACAATATATACGTTACATTACCGATCGTCGTCTTATTAGCTTGGGCCTTAAGGGGATAATGAAGGTAAAAAGAAACCCTCTACCTTGGGTAGAGAATATGATTAACGCACCGACCCACACCAACTTCTTTGAGAACCGCGCAACAGATTATGCAAAGGGAGCATTGAATGGTAATTGGTCAGAAGTATGGGCTAAACAATGACAGAAAAGATTCCCCACATATGTTATGAATGTGATAGTGAGTTTTACGTATTTCCAATTTATGAGGAAAGTGAGATGGCAGAAGTCTCATTCTGCCCCTATTGCGGATCAGAGCTAGAGTCAATTGAAGAGGATGATCCGGAGATTGACGAGGAATATTTCGAAGATCCTGACGAGGAGTGATACATAGTCATCTAAAGGATGGCTATGAGTATACTTGGAATCGATTTATCATTAACTTCTCCCTCACTTTGTATATTTGATAACAAAGGTACATTCGACATTAATCGGTGTACCTTTTATTACTTTACAAGTCTTAAAAAGACAATCACCAGTAACGAGATGTTCAAGGGTGAGTTGTATCCAGAGTTTGCATATCCAGAGGAACGATATGATAACATTTCAAACTGGATATTGGACAAGGTAGTCAAACATGATGTGGAGTGCGTATACATTGAAGGCTATGCGTTTAACGCTGTAGGAAGGGTGTTCCAAATTGCCGAGAACACCGGAGTCCTAAAGTACAGGTTATGGTCAAAGGGACTTAACTGTATTACTGTACCTCCAACAGTCATCAAGAAGTTTGCAACCGGCAAAGGCAACGCAAACAAAGAAGCTATGGAAACCAGTTTTATTTCTGAGACTGGCATTAATTTAAAAAGTATCCTACAATTGACAGACAAGCAATGGAATCCATCATCGGATATCATTGATAGTTACTATGTCTGTAAGTACGGAGTTTTTGAAAATGGCAAAGAAAAGTAGCAGCGGTGTTCCTTACGTTATCCCATCAGGAAAGCCTACATATAATTTCGTAAAAGATGCAATAAATATCAAGGTATACTACAATAGCAAACTTGTAGAGATATTTCAGACTGCATCAGGTCATACCCAGCGTATGACTATGAATCATAACGATTACGAAAATTTTGAGAATAGACTTAAGAATAACGGTTTTAAAGTGCTGGCGTTAGTATAATGGACAATACAGTAGGCTTCTACCCTTCTAATGGGAGTTCGATTCTCTCACGCCGGACCATACATCATGCAAACATATCGTAAACAGCCTACCTTTAATGTTAAGCAAAACGTTGCGCTTTTCAATAAAATTACCAATGACACCTTTATTGGTGATATCGTAAACGAAGACGAAATTGAAGGTCGTCAATACTGGGTATTTTATTCTTACAATCGTCCTAACAGCCGTTTACTAATGGCTAAGGACTCCTATACAATAACTAAAGCTAAGAAATAGTTGATATTAACTACGAACTGAGCTATCATCGAGACTGCCTAAAGGCAAACATTTATTATGAAAGGTAAATTATGAACCAAAAATCTAAACTACGTAAGGCTTTCTTCGAAGGCCGTTCTTTGACTGCCAAGCAAATTACCGCCCAGTTCGGTATTGCATCTCCTGGTAAGGTTGTTAGCCTTCTTCGTATGGAAGATGGCCTGCCAATCTATAACGACCGTAGCGTCGATACCAAAGGCCGTGTAACCAACAAGTACCACATGGGTACTCCAAGTCGCAAGATCATTGCTGCTGGCTATCGTGCACAAGCATTGGGTCTTGTTTAATTTAGCGTAAGCTAGTATAATTGGGGGACCTAGTGTCCCCCTTTTTTATGGATGTATATGGATAATAAACTTAAAGAAGCAGCCCCCTTGGATACCCCCGAAGGTCGTCAATGGTTAATTGATATGCTTAAGATGGGTCCTGCAAGTATTTCATTTATCAAAGCAGACGGTACCAAACGTATCATGCTCTGCACACTACAGGAAGATGTAGTACCAGTTGTAGAGAAGAAAACAGATAAGGTTAAAGCAGTCAGTACAGAGGTCCTCCCTGTCTATGATCTTGAGGCAAAAGGCTGGAGATCGTTCCGCCTAGATAGTATATTGACAGTTACTTTTGATTTGTAATGAAAACAGGAATTACTTTTGGTGCGTTTGATCTTTGTCATACCGGTCACGTTCTTATGTTCGCCGAATGTAAGCAACTCTGTGACTATCTAATAGTAGGTCTACAAGTAGATCCTAGTCTTGAACGTCAAGAAAAAAACACCCCAGTACAATCGTTATACGAGCGCTATGTTCAGCTTAATGCAATTAAATACATTGATGAGATTATTCCTTATGCGTATGAGCATGAGATTATCCAAATACTACAATCACGCAGTCTTAATGTCCGCTTTGTGGGTGCTGATTACATTGATCGCGATTTTACTGGTAAAGACTGTTGCGTCAGCAGATCAATCGATTTATACTTTAACAATAGAGATCATGGATTCAGCACAACTGAATTGAGGAAGAGAATTGAAAGTTCTAATAACCGGAAGTAGAGGTTATATTGGCTCAGTACTGGCCAAAACCTTACATGAACAAAACATAATTCCTTTTGGAATAGATCATGACGGTAGACCGAATGGGTCAGCTATCTACGGCATGTTCTCAATTGGATGTATTACAGACGACTTGATCATTGAATGCATTATGGATCAAGGTATAGACACAATCTTCCACCTTGCCGCCTATGCCGATGTTGGTGATAGTGTAAAGCATCCCGCCTTGTACTATGAGAATAACATTGGCAAAACCTCTTTAATGTTGTTGAAGCTTCTTGAGAAAGGGTGGAGGGGTAAGATCGTTTTCTCTTCTACTGCTGCTGTATACAGAGAACAATCTATGCCAGTATACGAGGGTTGCGAGATAGGTTCTCCTAACCCATACGGTAAGAGCAAGTATGCATGCGAGCAATTACTGCATGACATTAGTGCCGCTTACGACATACCTGTAGCTATTTTTAGATACTTTAATGTTGCGGGTGCATGGGATGATGTTGGTGATCATCTTAAGGCAAGTCATATTATATCAAGATTGTGTGACAGTACATATAATAAAAAACCATTTATGTTATATGGTACGGATAAAAACACCCCTGACGGTACGTGTATAAGAGACTATGTACATGTGAGGGACGTTTGCGATGCACACATACACGTGGCTAAATTCTTAGATCAAGTGAACCCCGGTGTGTGGACGTTTAATCTAGGCACCGGTGCCGGTCATTCAAACCTAGAAATCATTAAGGCGTTTGAAGGATTTAGCGGTCATAAGCCAACTATTATTAATGGCCCCGGGCGCGCCGGTGATCCAGATCATTTAGTAGCCGGTACCGTTAAATTTGTTAATCAAACGAAGTATAGATATAATCATAGTAGTTTAGAGCAAATCATAACTACAGCATGGAAATATTATTGTAATAAAATGGAGTCATAAAATGGCATTTGATGAGAATGAGATTTCCGCTAAGTCACAAGGCGGAACTGAGATGATGAAACGTGGTTTGGCCGAACGCCTTCCTAAAGAATTAACCGATGACTTTCAAATCATCTGTTCACGGGTACGTGAGATTGAAGAGGAAAAGATTAGAGTATACTGGCTTCACGACTTACCTGAAGATCCAGAAACCAATCACCTTTCTGATGCTGCAAGTCGAGATAGATTTCATAAGCATGTGTTCTGTGGTCAATGGCAGTACTACCGATACCAACATGTACTAGGGATGCCATTTGATGAGAGGAGCGCAGTTATTGAAACAGCTATCGATCCAATGCCATCGGTAGTTAAGTCTAAGGACGAGATTAGACTTATTTACACCTCAACCCCACAGCGTGGATTGGCCTTACTGGTTCCGGTGTTTGAGAAACTAGCAGAGAAATACGACAACATCTACCTAGATGTATTCTCAAGCTTTAAGATCTACGGATGGGATCACGCCGACAAACAATTTGAACCTATCTTTGAACGCTGCCGTAACCATCCCCGTATTAACTATCATGCATTTGCACCTAATGAGGTAGTAAGAGAGTCATTACTCAAAGCACACATTCATGCATACCCATCCATTTGGTTGGAATGTAATAGTCGTAGTGTTATTGAAGCCATGTCAGCTGGTGCCCTGTGTGTACATCCTAACTACGGCGGTCTAATTGATACCTCCGGTGGTATGAACTTTATGTACCAAGGTAACAGTGACCCGCAAAAGCACGTCAACACATTCTACCAGGTAATGGAGAATGCTATTGAATCGGTTAATACAGAGCAGTTACAGACATACTTGCAATTGGTGAAGATGTATGCCGATAATAGATACAACTGGGGTAAGGTAACTCAGCAATGGGAAGACCTGCTTGTCGGTCTTAAGAAACAATACAGCACGGTTGAAAGCCGTAAACTAGCACCCTCAGGTCCTATCTTTTCCTACGATACCAACCGTCGATGATCTTAACTAGAACACCCCTACGGGTTAGTCTCTTTGGTGGTGGGAGTGACATACCATCCTACTACGAAAGAGAGCCCGGTAGAGTACTGTCATTTACTATTGACAAGTACATGTACATTGCCCTGTGTCGTACTGCCTTCAAGGGTGTGAAGGTGGTATACAATGAGGTTGAACTTGCCGATTCAGTGAGTAGTGTCAAACATTCAAGGGTAAGAGAGTGCTTGCAGGGATTTGGGATATCATCACACGTTGAAATAAGTTCATTTTGTGAGATACCAACCAAGGGCACTGGCCTTGGATCATCATCAACGTTTACTGTTGGATTGATCAATGCACTATCTAATCTGTTAAACATGCCTATGGGTAAGTATGATATTGCAAACCTTGCCTGTCTGA